AATAGATGTTGTTCAAAAGAAATTTTTATCAACACTTGTTATTGTTCCTACAGTACTACCGCTTGCTTTATCTATTACAACAAACGGTAAACATATTGTAAACATTGCTACTATAATCCAAAAACCCCAAAAGCCTAATGCTACTTCAATTTCATCATCTTTAATTGAGAATATTGTAATAAATATTCCTATAAAAAATAAAATACCATTTATAATTATCAATAATATATCTAACCAATTCATCTCTTGTTACCTCTTTTCTTCTCTAATCTCTTTGTACCCTCAATTGTCTTTAATTCATAACTTAAATTCTGTATCTCTTTTTTTGTCTGCTTAATAAGTTGTCCTTTAAGATATATTAGATATCTTATTTCATCTTCTCTAGTTTTCATATAAATCTTCAAACATCTCCTCAACTCTTTTTAAATGATTATTTTTTGCATATGTATTAATGTTGTCTATTCCTTTTACAATTACACGAGAAAATTTCGTTTTTTTATATTTGTCAAAATGTTCTTGTATTAAATAATATTGTCCATTTTTCTTTACAACTTTATAAATAATATTATAATTATCTATTAATGTCATTTATTTATTCTCCTTTGTTTAATATGTTTAATAAATCATCTACATTAAGTTCTACTAACATATCACCATTTTTACAACATACAACTTGTTTCTCTATATATTCTTTAATTTCTTTTCTTATGTTTTCTAATTGTTCTACTTTTTGTTGTAAATCTTCCATAAATTTACATAAAATATATATTTCATTTGCAAACAATTCTATAAAGTAACTTCCATCATTACAATCTCTTTGATAATTACTTTTGTTTTTTAATTTTTCTAATACTTTAAGTATTTCTTCACTCATATTTACTTCCACCCTAATTCCTTTCTATATTATTTCTAATTAAGATTTGTCTTATATTTTCTCCTGTTGTATCAAATAACTTTGCAACTTTGTTGCAAGATTTTAGTTCATTATATTTTTCTATTATAACTTTGTCATTATTATATTTTCCTAATCTTTTGTACATATCTTTAATATTGTGCGAACTATTACACCATTCCAAATTATCTACTGTATTATTTGTTTTATCACCATCAATATGATTTATTTGATTATAGCAATTAGGGTTTGGTATAAATGTTTGAGCAACTAATTTGTGTAATCTACAATTTTTATATTTACCATTGTTGCAAAGATAAACATATACATAGCCATTTTTTTTGTTAATATATGGTTTTATCTGTTTCATAGGAACTTCTTGAAGTTTACTGTGATTATTTTTAAATCTTGGTAACGAAACAACTTCTCCATAATTAGATATTTTGTATTTGTTTTCATAACCTTTTATTTCTTTCCAATATCTAGTCATTCCAATGTAACTCCTCTACTTGTTTATTTATGGCTTGTAGTTCTTTAAAAGTAATATCACAATCGTTACTAATAACTTTATATTCCAAATCAAACATTATAAAATTACTAGGCTGATTATTGTTGTATTTATGTTCATAATATATTCTTCCATCATCACTTAATAATTTTGAATATTCATACCCTAATTCTTCAAACATTTCACGAGCAGTTAACTTATTTTCCATATATAACCTCCTGCAGTTTTCCTTTATTTATTTTCAAATCCGTTTTTTAAAATGTTAATTAATTCTATTGGTTTTAAACTCTGTTCGAATTCTTCTACTTCAACCATTTCTCCAAATTGAGTGTCTTTACGCCTATAAGTATGATTATTTGTAAATTCAAGAGCTTTTAAAATAGTGTCTTTTAAAATTTTGTTTTCTTCTTCAAGCGTTTCTATTGTTCTTATCGCCTCATGTTTTACTAATTCAGGTATATAACCAGTTGTTCCTAAATCAATAATAATATTATTTATTTCTCTTTCACTCATATTTACTTATTCCCTCCGTCAATAATCATTATTTGCATTATTTTAAGTATTGCTTCTTGATATTCTTGATATTCTTTTATTAATTCAGGATTAGTCGTCTCGCATAGTGTTATTGCAATTTCATAATTCAATTTCGCTAATAATCTGTGTAATTCTATATATTCATTTTTATTCATATTTACTTATTCTCCAATCTTATATTCCATACTTTCAAAAGCTTCTTTTGTTACTATTGAATACAACTTTTTATTTTTATTTTTTTCTAAATCATTTTTGATATTTAGTAATTGTTGTTCATTTTGGATTAAATATATATCAGTAAATATCATACAAGCTTCATCTACAAAATCTTTTATTACTAATATATCTCCAACTTTTATTAAATCTATTATGTTTTGACTTGATTTAATTTCATCTTCGATAAATAAAATTTTTCTTGTATGTTCCATATAATCTTCAATATCAGTAGTACATAAACTACTCCATCTAAAAATTCTTCCATTTTTTGTTCTTACATAATCTCCTACTTTCATATTTAATCACTATCCTTTAAATCTTTTAGTTTATCTAATGTTCTTTTTGCTACACCCATTCCTGTTCCAAATGCAGGGTCTATGTGCTTATCACAATAATCATATTCTTCTGTTAAAATTTTTTCTAATTCATTTATTATATTATTTAATCTTTTATTTTCTTTTTGTAAATTAGTTATATAATCTCTAACATCATATAATTCAGTCCATGTTATAGGAACTTTATACAAATCAACTTCCCATTCATTAAAATCTAATCTATCTAATATTTCCTTTATTTCTTCACTCATATTTACTTATTCCTCCTTATCTAATATATCTTGAATTAATAATCTTGCTTCTATTCCTGTTATGTTTTTGTTTTCTATAACATCATAGATTTTATTAATTTTTTGTATTAGTTCAAGGTTTTTAGTATCTGCTTCATCTATTATATTATTTAATCTATCTATTTCTTTGTTTTTTAAAACTATATTTGTGTTTAAATTCATTATTTCAAATTGTAATTGTTCATAAGTTTTTAATTTTAATTCTATATTCATAATTAATTTACTTCACTTTCTAAATCCATCTAATTATTGGTTCACCTTTATAACCTTTTTCCCATATAAACCAACAATAACAAATAGCTGTAGATTTATATTTTTCAAATTCGCCATTCATAGCACATAATTGCCTAGTACTATTAACATAAACATATTTTGGTGGATATCTTTTAAATAAATTCAATCTAGCTTGTCCCTCTAAAAATTGAATTTTAAGAAACATTATACAATAGTAGCCATTTTTTAAAATATCAAGTGCATGTTCTACAAATTCTCTAGCATATTTATAAGGTGGATTAGTTAAAATATCACCATCAAATATAGTATCTGTTGTTAAAAAGTCTAATTGTTGAAAGTTATTTTTATAACCTCTATCAACCAAATCTGTATTAGTAGTTACATATCCGTTTTTTTCTAATATATTGCTTAAATGTCCTTCACCACATGCACATTCCCATATATATTTATGAATTTTGACACCATCCCTTTTAAATGAATTCAGTAACAATTCTAATGCATGAGAATCAGTTGCATAATAATCATCATTTTGACGTTCTTTATCACTATGATTACTAGCACCTAGCATTACATATGTTGATTTATTATTTCCTGTCCAGTCTTTCATTTAACCCTCTCAATAATTAAATCATCAATAGTTAATCTCTTAATACTTACTATTTCTTTTACTTTTCTTTTTGCTTCCCATTTATTCTCAAAAATATATGATTCATCAAAATTCCAATGAAATTGTCCTTTAAATAATGTGCCTGAATAATATACATCGTTTTTTATACATTTAATTCTATATTTCATAAATCTCCCTCTTATACTTATATTGAAACAATTTCTTTTTTAAACAATATGTTTTATCTTTCTTTGTAATTTCACTTTTAACATCCTCAACTACATAATCATTTAATTCATTATCAAAGTAATAGAAGTCTGCTATATATGATATCTTTCTTATTTTCTTATTATTTAGAGTAAAAGCAGGTTGTAATTCAAATTCATATTGTAATTTTAAATCTTTTATTACTCCTGCCCTTTCTAATAGTTTTAATTCTATGTATCTATTTTTTTCTTTAATTGAATCAAAGGTTATTCCATTATAAATAACTTTTTTATTGTGATATTTGTTCATTTAATTTCCTTTGATGATTTAAATATGTAACCTGTAATCGACTAATATGTGATATATGTAATATATTGTATTTTTCATTTCTTTCTATATATTTATGGCAAAACTCACATAATACTTTATCCTTGCTTGGATGTATATATACTGTATGACCACATGTATTACATCTATATTCATTTTTGCTTCTATCATCTTTTATATCTCTATTTTTCCTCATACATAGCCTCTTCCCTTTTTATTTCATCATAACTTCTTGTTTCTATTCCTTGTTGTTTACATTCTTGTATTAGCCTATCTAGTAAAATAGCAAATTCATCAGTTTTAAGTTCATGGCTAGGAGTATATACGTGATATACGTAAAACTCTTTACCATCTTTAACTATCTTTGATTTCCTCTCAAAATACTCAATTCCTCTAATTTCTTTATCAGCAGGTACTAATATCTCATATCTAGGACTATAATGCTTTAACATGTCAAAATGTAACTCTTCTATAGATATTTTAGTCTTTAGTGATAGTTCTGAAATTAGTTTCCAATAACGGCTGTTTTGATTATTATTTCTTTTCTTTTTGTATTCTTTAACTTCATATAGCTTGTCCTTATCTTGTATATAAAGAAATTCTATTAATTTTAAAGCATTACCTATCATAATCATCAATCCAAGAAATTATCATCAATACTTATCTGTTCACCAAATTCAGAAAATGGATCGTTTGTATTGTCTGTCTTTTCCACTTGATTATTTTCTTCTTTCTTTGTACTTAAGAATGTAACTTTATATCCCATAAATTTATAGTCATAGTGTTTTTTGCCATCTTTATCAGTCCAATTATTATTTTGTACTTTAGCTTGAACTCCTATTAAATCTCCTTTTTTGCAATATTTACTTGTTGTTTCTGCAATATTCCCGTAAATAACTACATCTATAAATGTTGTATCATCTTTACCATTATTTATTGCTAACGGTATATTTACTACTGCTTTATTATTTGTTGTATATCTTAATTCTAAATCTTTAGTTATGCGACCTATTAAACATAATATATTATTCATATTCCTAATTCCTCCTATATTTTTTCGTATTTCATATTATTTAAATCTAAGAATTGTTTTAATGCTTTTTGTTTAGATAAAGGTCCAGTTATTTTTAATGTATATGTTTTAATTGGGTCTATATCTTCTTGTTTAACCCTTTTAGTTAACATTTCTTGAACTTGTTCTTCTTTCTTTTCTTCAATAACTTTTTCAGACTCTTCTTTTTGATTTTTTAGTAATTCTTCTTTTTGAACTAAATCATTATTTTTTCTAATTACTTCCCCTAATTGGAAGTGATTTAAATAATCATTTTTTAACTCAACTTCATATTTGCTATTTAACTCACTAATTGTTATTAAATCTTGTCTAATTACCTCTATTTTAGCGATTAAATCATCTTCTAGTCTAAATGTATTATCTTCTTGCCAATTACCTTTATTTAGCCATTTATCATCGAAAATTTTATCTAATGTAAGTACATCTTTTAATTCTTTTACATTATTATTGAAAATTTCAGTTATAATAGCCTTTCTTTCATCTTTTTCTTTTTGTTCAAATACTTTTATTTGACTATCTATTAATTCAGCTGATGAATTATATAAATCAACAAGTACATCACATTTAGATTTAAACTCTTTAATTGGTTTTGATATTTCCTTTTCTATTTCTAGTCTTCTACTATTGATTGTTTTAGCATAATTTCTTAATTCTGCTCTTTTTTTAGTATCATCTGCTAAAGTATCAGGTGTTACTATGTAACTTTTATATTTTTCTGTATCTTCTTTAGCAAGCTCTAATATTTTTTCATAATCTTTTATTTCTAAATTTGGTAATTCAAATTTATTAATTGTTATTTCGTTCATTAAAATACCTCTTCTTTCTCTTTATCGTCTTTTTTTAATAAATCAAATGCTTCTTTAAATGTTAAATCACTTAATTTAGATTTGCCTTTTTCTTTTAAGTAATTTTTAATAGTTATTTCATCTATTTCAGTTCTTATCTGTTGTTTTTGACTTTCTTGAATCATTAATTCAGCTTCAAAATTGTAAGGTGTTGTTTCATTTTTAGAATCTTGTTTGATAATTGCATTTTGTACCTCTTCTGCACTTGCAATACTTGTATCTATTCCAAATCCCGCAAATCCTAAAGCTCTTCCTACTGCTGATGTTTCACAATTTTCAATAGCATTGTATGTATTTATAAATGAATTTGATTTTACATTTTCTTGAGCTGTTGCCGAAGCTAAATGTTTATTATTATCATCGTAAATGTCTGCTCTAATCTTACATATACCATTCTCATCTGTTAAAATTGTTGTTTCTATATCTCCTTGTGGATATACCATTCTAAATGCTTTAATTCTTTGATGTACTTCTGCATATCCTTTTTTTTCAACTTTACCTGTTTCTTTATTTTTTCTTGATATAGTCAATGGTTTAATTATTTTATTTGCTTTTTCTATATCTTGATAAGTTATTTTCTTTAATTCTTCCATAAAATCCCCCTAAATTTGAGATGAATATTCAATATGTCGATAATTCTCATCTCTATCTTCATAAATTCTTTGTATTTCTTCTTTTTGTCTTGCTATTTCATATTCAAGTTCATCATTTTTTTCAACTTGATTAATATATTCTTTTTGCAATTCTACTAAAGCTATTTTGATTGTACTTAATTGCTTTATAGTTGCTTCTATTTGATTTAATAATTCTACGTTTGACATAATCAATCCTCTCTTATCTTCTTTTCAGTCTTTCTTCAAGTGCTTTTATCTCTTCGTCGGATGCTTTATCCTCCAAGATATCTTTTTTAAGCCAATCAGGCTTATTACCTGTTTTCGTAGATTTTTGGTTTAAATATTTTTCAAATTTTGGCCCAAACAAAGTCTCTGGGCATAAGTATTGCTCAAATTCTGTGTTATTCCATTCGATAAATTTTTTATCAATTACAGCTATGAAGTCGTCGAGAACATATCCCTCGTTCAATCGTGCATTGATTTTACTTTGTGTTGTTTTTGAATTGTATTTGAAGTGAGTATTTGCCTTTTTGTTAAGATAATCAATGATTTCCTTAAAAGGTTTCTTCTCCCCATACCCCTTATTTTCTAAAATATTATCATATACATTAACATGTACAAATACATCTGATGTTGTTTTGCTTTCGCTTTCTATTTCGCTTTTCATTTCGGTTTTACTTTCGGTTTTTTTTGGACGTCCACCTTTAGAACCATTTAATACCTTACTTTTATAAGAAATTATTGGTTTTGATATATTTAACCATATTATTTCTTCAAAACTATTTTGGTTAAAATTCGGTTTTTCATCTTTAAAATAAAAATCTAAAATTTTACCTATAAATTCATTCCTTTTTTCTTTAGGTTGGATTGTATCAATTAACCGAAATATTTCGTTATATAAAGTAAAACTTAATTTTTCATTCATTATTTCCTCCTTTTCTTCTTTTTTATTCCCATGCTATAATTAATAACAAAGGAGGTATTTCAATGATTGATAAGTATCAATTTAAAATTTTAATATACATTAATTCTCATAGAACCAAAACTGATTTAACAATTAATGATATAAGTTCCAAATTTGAAAACAAAAATGGGGTTACTCGAAAAGATATCATTGAGATTGTAGATTCATTAAGAAAACAAGAATATATTAAGTATGTTGGTATAAATTATAATGTAGTTACTACTCATAAAGGTAGAATGTATATTAAAACATATAGATTTCATAAATTAAAAGATTTTATTAAAAATTATATTTATCCAATATTTGTTGCAACCATAGAATGTATCATAACTTATTTGCTAGCAACAAACCAATAATAATTCCTATTACTGAAAATAATATATATACTATTAATTTGAATAATGGATAATTATACATGTGATATCCAGACCAATTAATAAATCCATATTTTTTTATAGTGACCTTATGGTCCTTTTTTTTATAAAATTCTTCGTCACTCATTTATTAACCTCCTAATTTGCATTTTTTTATTTTCTAATGTATAATCACATTAAGAAATGTTTTCGACTGCATTTCTTTTTTTATATGTGTGCAATACAATATTCATAAGTATTACCTTTTGCTTGACAACTTTCCATGGCACTATCTGTCATGTTTTTGTTTATAAATAATATTCCTATTATTGCTATTGCTAAACCTAAGAATATAGCACCATTTAATAATTTGTTGACTAATTTAGCTTTCTTTTTTCTATCTTTAATTCTTTTTTGATTTGCCTTAAAATCTATTCCAGGCATCACGTTAATATCTTCCATTTTTATTCCTTCTTTCTTTTTTTAAAATCCAAATTTTTTTCTAATAATTTTTGTAAGTGCTACTTTAGTTTTACCATCTGGAACAAAATAACCTTTATTTTTCATTTCTTCACGAGCACTATCTATATATTTAAGTGCTCTGTTATAACATAATTCAGGAATAATTTGCATTAAATCCTTTGCTGTTAAATATTCCTGTTCTATTATCTTTTTAGTATCTACCATATAATCACCACCTTTCATTGTATTGTTTTGACTGACTTTTATTGTTAAATTTTTATTTGTGCATATATTCACATACATTTGTAAAAAAAATATTTTTATCCATATTATAAAAATTTAATATTTCTTCCAATCGTTCAACCGATAATCCAGTAGCGTTATTTTCGTATCTTCGTAATGTTTCACGGTTAATATTCAATTGTTCTGCAACGTTTTCAAGTGTTAAATTTTGTCTTATTCTAGCCACTTTTAATTCTTTTCCAATTGCTTCAAGCATTCTATCACCTCCTCAAGACTAAATACATTATATCGTGCATTTATGCACTTGTCAATACTAAATGTGCATTTTTTCACAGAAAAAGTTGTTTTTTTGCATTTTTGTGGTATAATAAGATTGTGAGGTGATGAAATTGGCAGAATTTCTTAATAATAATGTTAAATATTTAAGAACAGAAAAAAAAATTTCACAACAATGTTTAGCAGATGCAATTGGAGTAGATAGATCCACAGTTTCAAGAATTGAAAACGGAGAAATTGAAACGACAGTTGATAATGCTATTAAAATTGCAAACAAATTAAATGTATCGTTAAATGATTTAGTGAGTAAAGATTTAAGATTTGATAATGGAGAAATAATTGACCTTCCTACCGATAACGTTAAAATACCTGTTTTAGGTAGAATACCCGCAGGAATGCCTTTTGAGGCTATAGAAGAACAATATACAACAGATTATGAGGAAATACCAAGAGATTGGTTAAGAGGTGGAAATGAATACTTTGCTTTAAAATTAGATGGTGATAGTATGGAGCCTGAATATCAAGATAAAGATGTGGTTATATTTAGAAAAACATTTGATTGTGAATCAGGTCAAGACTGTTGTGTAAGAATAAATGGTTATGACGCTACATTTAAACGAGTGAAGAAACAGTTAAATGGTATTATGGTTATACCTTTAAATGAAAATAATTCAACAGGATTTACAACAACATTTTATACAAATGAAGATGTAATAAACATGCCTATAGAAATTTTAGGTGTAGTGAAACAAATTAGAAGAAATAGATAAAGAATATATGAAATTTATTTTAAATCAAGTTAAAAATGAATTTGACAAAAAATTAGGTGATGATAATTAATGAAAAAATTGATAAAAATAACTGGAATTTCAGAAGGATTTTTAACATTATATTTTATTATATTATTTATTGAAATAGGATTATTATTTAAAAATAAAGTCGTAGAATGGTATTTATATTTGTTTATGATACCTGTATCTTTAATTACAACTTTTGTAGTAATTATAATACACATGATAATTCACTATGCAATACTTGATATTCCTGATGAGATTAATAAATCACAAATGAAAGAACTTAATATTCTTTTAAATGATTTAATTAAGGAAAATAGAGAATTAAAAGAACAAATTAAACAATTAAAAAGTAATGAACAATAAATCAAAAAAAGGAGAATGTATGAAAGAAAAAAAACATGGGAATAGAAATGTTGGTATTTTTTTAATAATATTCCAACTAATAGCAATTTACGGATGTACACTGGAAGGAAATAAATTTCCAACAGGTATATTTGAATGGATAGGATTTCTTATAGTTGGAATTATAGGTGTTATATTATTAATAAAATATTATATGGATAATTAAAAAAACGACCTCGTGCTGGAACACGAAGTCAAAATTGAAAAACACAAGTCAGTCAAAACTTATATACAATATAATTGTACTGGTTTTTCTATACAATTATATCACAATAAGTTATTTAAAACAAGTTAAGGAGTGATATAAAAATGGCAGTTTATCAAGATAAGGATAAAAATGGGAAAGTAATTAAAACGAAAGATGGTAGGAGTTGGTATTTTAGATTATATAAAGATGGTAAACAATATCAATCAAAAAAATATAAAAAAAAAGAAGAAGCAGAAGATGAAGAAGCATTATTTTTGCTTAAAAGAGATAATCCATTATATAAACCATTTAGTGTAATAGCTAGAGGATATTTTGAAGAACTAAAGAAATCAAAAAAAGAATCAACCTTTTATACTTATGAAAAAGATTATAATAAGCATATTAAGAGTTACTTTGAAAAATATAATAATATATCTTCAATAGGAATAAGTATAATTAGAGATTGGTCTGAAGAAATGGAAAAAAAGAAATTATCCGTTGCATTTCTTAACAAAATAAGAAATATATTAAAAGGTATATTTGATTATGCGATAAGAAACTTTAATTTAGAAAACAATCCAGTAGTTACATATGGCACATTTAAAACTAAAAATGATAAAATAATTACTGATGAAGAAAAATTAAGATATATAACATATAATGAATTTAATCAATTTATTACGTTCGTTGATGATGATTTATGGAATACATTCTTTACTTTTGCTTATTATACAGGTTGTAGAAAAGGAGAAATGCAGGCTCTTATTTGGAAAGATATAGATTTGGATAATAATATTATTTCTATCACAAAAACTCTCTATGAGGTTAAAAATGGGCTAAAAAGTATTAATTCAACAAAGAATAATCAAAATAGAAAAATTAAAATGAGTAAAACTTTATCAGAATGTATGAAAAAATATAAAAATAAAGTAATGACTTATACAGATTTTAATGAACAATGGTTTGTTTTTGGAAATATTAAAAATTTATCTAAAACTTCAATCGAAAGATACAGAAAAAAATATTTTGATTTAAGTGGAGTACATGAAATAACAATGCATGAATTTAGGCACTCGCATGTATCATTATTAATAAATGAATTTGTTAAATCAAGTAAAGAAAAAAATATTAAAATAGATACTACTAAATTTTTTGTTATGATGAGTAATCGAATGGGACACACCATTCCAGTAATGCAAAGAACATACATGCATTTATTTCCTACTATACAAGATGAAATAGTAGATTTATTAGATAATTTATAAAAAAAATAAGAGGTAAAAAAATAAAACCCTTATAAAATAAGGGTTAATTAACTATTGGTAGCGACGGGGAGAAATAAAGAATTAATATTTATTAATTAAAAACACTTTATTTTTCAATGCTTTAGTTAATTTAATTTTATCTTATTTTATCCTATTTTTTAAAAAATAAGAGGTAAATAAGAGGTAAAAATATGCAATGTAAAAACTTAAGAATTAGAACTAAAAAAGGAGTGCATTATAAGTACTGTACTCTATTAAAAAAAATAATAACTGATGAATGTTATAATTGCATAAATAAAGAATATAAAGAATTTAAAAAGTTATCAACAAAGAATGTTAATAAATCAAATAAGAGAAATACTAAGATAACTAAATTAGAGAAAAATAGAACATCTATATTTACTGATGATTTAGACCATTGTATTATTTGTGGTAATAAAAAGGATAATCTACATGAGGTTATCTATGGTAGAAATAGATTGAATTCAATGAAATATGGATTTGTATTACCTTTATGTTTTAATCATCATGTAGGTAATAGAGGTATACATTTTAATAATGAATTAAATATATATTATAGAAAAAAATGTCAAGAGTATTTTGAAAATAATATAGGTAATAGATTGGATTTTATTAGGATTTTTGGTAAAAGTTATTTATAAAAAAATAAGCTAGAGCATGTTGCCCTAGCCTTTTTATTTCATTTGAATACCAATTATAGTATGCCCTTTTATTCCAGCAAAAGAATTGTCACCTGTTGTTGTTCTTGAATCAACCCACGCTAACCATCCATCCTCACGTGTCTTAACTCTATAACTTGCATAACCTTTAGTAACTTTAATTCTTACTCTGTCGATTGGTTTTCCTAAAATACCAGCATAAGAGTTGTAATTATCATCGGAATAATTATCACTACAAATTTCTTCAAGATAATCTTGATTTAAAGGGCTTACTTGCATATAAATTTTACCAAATTGTGGTTTAGCCCTTAAACCTGTTATAGGCTCGTTTCCAATGCCCGCATATCCCTCACTACTCTCGTCGCATTTATAAACCTCAGGGAGCCATTTATCGGTGTATGCTTGGTATGTAATAACACCTGTATAATCAGTATTAGAGTCGATTGTTTTTCCGTTAAATACATAGTCATATGGGTCTATTGTATTACCATTTAATCTTACTTCAAAATGAACGTGATTTCCGGTTGAATTTCCAGTCGTTCCCATATAGCCTAGAACATCACCTTTTTGTACATTATCTCCAACTTTTACATTTAAATATTTTTGATGTGCATAACGTGTTTGATATCCATTGCCATGATCAATATAAACTACATTGCCATATGAACCGTTATAACCTGCATATATGACTTTTCCATCGGCAAAAGCTACTATATAATCAGTTCCATATTTGGCACTTATTAAGTCAATACCTAAATGAAAATCTGATACCTGTTTACCATTTAATGTATAAGTACGATTGCCATACTTACTTGTCATATATTCATAACCATTTTTAAGTACACTCATTATTCTTCCTCCTCACTATCTTCATTATAGCCAAAATTCCTTTTTAATTCTTCAAATTCTTGTGGAGTTATTTCTCTTTGTAATTCTTCCATTTTATTCACCGTCCTTGTCTTTAGGCTTATTGAAGTAGTATGTAATTATTGACGCTGTCAGTGCAATAAATGTTTCCATACTGATTTTCCCTTTTATTGCTAAATAACACGTTGTAAGCGAAAATAAAAGGGATAAAATAGTTTTCACTTTTAACAAATTAATTAATGCTTGTTTCATGTTACACCTCAATTTTTTAAACCTAATTTATAAGCAATATAAGCTAATAATATTCCTAATATTGCATAAAATATATATTCTATTAATTTATCCCATTTTTTACTCTTATCCTCATCATCTTTTTTTAAAGCCAAATCAAGGTTGTTATTCATTGTAACAATCTTTTTTTCTAACACTTCAATTCTATATATTAATGTTTTTAAATCACTTGTATTATTTTCTAAATTCTCAATACGTTTTTCGTGATTTTCAAGTTTTTCTTTTATTAAATCTTCACTCATTTTAGCCAACCTTTCATTTATTATTTATCTTCTTCAACATAAATTTCATCAATTTTTGTCTCATCAACTTGTTTGCCTAATAAATAACTTGTTATATCCATACTTACACCTCCTAATATCCCATTGTCCATCCAGCATTAACAAAGTTTTGATAATGTGGTAACGCTTCTATTCTACTTGTTGGATAAATAGTTGTATTTCTAATTCCCAAAGTGCTTAAAGTTTTTGTTCCTGTATAATTAACTGCATTAATACACATTTGAAGTATATTATCTAAACTAGTATCAGTTAAAGCAAAACAATTATCAAACATATAAGTAAGACTACCATTACCTGTTATTGCACTTGTATCAAGTAATGGTACTGTCGCCAAAGAATAGCAATTGGAAAACATACTTTGCATTTTTGTTACTTTACTAGTATTAAATTTTGGAACAGACATTAAAGCCCTGCATTCTCTAAAACATTCATTCATATTTGTTATATTCTCAGTATTAAATAATGGAACTGATACTAAAGAATAACAACCATAAAAAGCACCCGTTAGGTTTATAATATTTGGAATATCTAACAAAGGCATTATACTTAATTGTCTATCTGATGAAAATCTACTACCAAACGTATTTGTTGTGCTATCCCAACTATTCAATATATCTATTGCATGATTATATCCATCAGTTATGTTTTGTGGCTCTCCATCATAACCAATAGCAGTCCAATCAATACCTCCCCCACCTGCTGGTATTGAATCAATTAAATTTGCGTAGTCTTCTATTTTAGCATTACTTGGCACTGTCACTCCTTTATTTTCTATTGCTGTTCTAATATCCATTGTTGCTTGTCTAATTCTATTAATTTGCCTTGTTAACGCTGGACTTTTTAATATTGTTTGTGGTTCTGCTATTTCCGTCATTATATCCCCTCCTCTAAAATTTGTGTTAAAAATACAACATCATCTGAATCTTTTCTTGCTTGTACATAAACATTCGATGGTTGTACTGTTGTATCAATTGTTAATGTATTTGTACCCTCGATTGTTGGTATATCTACTTCTGTGTCTGATAGTGAGATACTTTCATTTTCTTCAATTGGTTCATCTAGGTAAATGTTAGTTGTTGTTGGTTCATGGTATGGTTCGTATGATGTTTCTTCATTTGTTAATTCTATTGAAGGTTGTATTGTTATATCATAGTTTGTTCCAATGGCGTTATTATTACATAATACAACCATTTGATTTACTGTGATATCTTCTGTTATTTGCTTAATGCTATTTAATGTTCCAAGCCCAGGAGCTATTTTATTTACACCATCCTTTCTAAAGGATACAGCAAAATTATATGTTGAAAAATTATTTCTTAAATGAATATAACTTCCTGCACTAAAAGTAGATTCTTCAAAATTAAACTTAACATCCATTTGCGCTGTTGGTGTTCCTTTTATTGTTATTATTCCATTTACAAATCTGCTAATTGTAACTCCATTTACGGTTTGACTTTTTACTTCTGGAGTTGGCAATAAATTCTTTCCGCTTATAATAACAGGTGCTTTATATCCATAAGGTTCGTATGTGTCATCTTGTATTGAGGCTAATCTTATCATAGGATAAAATGTTAAATTATTACAAGTATAATCACCAGCAATTCTTATTTGGATTCTATAATCTTTACCTGCTAACAAAGTTACCCCATTACCATCATCATAATAAACAACTGGGTTATCTGTTAATGTATATGCTCGTAAAATATATGAACTAAGATTACCACCACTTACTCCCCCACTTAAAATTACATTGTTTGTCGCACTATAATCTCCAATGGTGATAAATAATCCTTGGTCTTCATTTTGATTTTTCCCATTGCAAGTTACACTTTTATCTTCGTTAACAGTAAATGTTACTCCATTTTTAATTTGAGTATTTAATATATTATTTAATAAATTTTTTGTCCTGTCTCCAACTCCACCACTAGCACCATCAATCCTATAATCTAATAAATTATTTCCATTTGCTTCAAAACTCAATGGTAATGTACCTTCTACTTCATTCGAATATATATCTTTTAAAGCACTTGCCATCTCTCTAGGTTTATATGTAGTACTTACATCTTTCATTTGACGAATTGTATCTGCTATATCATAATAATTTTGTTCATTTGTTAATACTCTAGACATTAATAATTCACCTCATCACCATCACCAGCAGCTGCTAAAACAATACTTGCTATCTCTTGCTTATCGGCATTTGTTAGAACATAATCATCACCATTTGTTATTTGAAATGTAGTTGTTGAATTATTTGTAAATAATATTGTGTAAGTATCTACATTACCACTTGTAGAAGTTTTTGTAACACTTGTTATTCCTACACCTGCTACACCTTGAATACCTTGTGGTCCTTGAATACCTTGAACTCCTTGTTCACCTTGTGGTCCTTGTGGTCCTCTCTCACCTTGTGGACCTTGAATACCAGTAGCACCACTAAAATCAGTAATAAATATCCATGTTGACTGACCTCTAGTGTATAATTTAGCATTATCTTCTAATTCAACCGAACTTGCTATCATAACATAATCACCAAGTGTCATATTATTAAAATCTGCATTCATTTCAGATACACTTGAATAAGTTTTTTTGATTGTAAAAGGTTCTCCTTGTGGACCTTGAGGACCTGTCTCGCCTTGAATACCTTGTATTCCTTGTTCTCCTTGTACTCCTTGTATGCCTTGTTCTCCTTGAATGCCTCTACTAGGTTTACCCGTGTCAGTATCACCAATATACCAATTACCGTTTTGTCCAATTGTAGGTGTTATACCATCTACACCATCTTCAATTTCAATAGTATCAGATGTGCCATCTTTTCTATGCAAGGTTACTGTTGTTGTACTACCTGATTTATTTACATCAATATCTAGATTATCTAACTCACCGATTAGCCTATCAAAAACAGGTAAATATAAACTTACCATGTTATTGTTTATAACTACCTGTTCTTCTTTAACATCTAAATAATCTGATTTTGATGTTAGTTTGCTTTCACCATCATATAAACTTATTTCAAAAGTATATCTACCTGCCATAGTAAATAAACTTGCATTTTCAGTTATTTTAGTTAATTCATCTATACTAACATTTTGTACTTCTACAAATGAAGTATCATATAATTTATCTAATTCACTATCATACCAGTATATGGTTTCATTATCATCAATATATTTTATATATGTTACATCATTATGTTTTGTAGTTACATCAGCTTGTCCAACTAATATAACTTCATTATTAACTATTTCATCAACAAATATTACTTCATCATTTGGATTTTTCATTTCAAAAATTTTTGTTCCATCTTCTCTATCAAATTCAAATATTATTTTTGTTGAGTTATAATCGCCTGTTGTTAAGCTTATTCCTGATTGAACACATGTTCTTTTCCCAAAATTTACTTTTAATTTTATTTTATTCATTTAAACCACCTCTCTATTTCCATTTTCCAATTGCAATGTATGAAAATGATTGATTACTATTATCAGAACCCGCTTCATTCCAAGTGTACATCATAAAATTATTTGTATTTTTAGAATTAACTGATGTGCTAACACTAGCCCAGTATGCAGTACCATTTACAATAGTAAAACTTACATTATAATTGGTATTAATAAATGAAATTGGTAATGTAATTAATGTTGATATTCCATCATTTGCTGGAGTGGTTATATTATTCACTACTCCATAACAAATAAGAGTTCCATCAAAAAATTTAATATATTTACCATTATTATTACTACCACTATCAATCATTTTATAATCATTTATAAATAAATCACCATATAGCCATACTTTTTCATCACCAATAGAAATTATTTCTTGTCCTTTATGTAACGTTTCAATTTGTTCCATTCCATCAATTTCATCCGAAATAACTATTTTAAATTGATATTCTTCATCAACGTCATATGTACCACTCAATGACAAATTCGTTATCTTAAATGTATTACCTGTTAAAGTAGGGTTTAATGTTCCATAAGTAGTCCAAGTATTAGCTGATGATAATTTATATGATAATTGCATTGTCAAAGTATTAGATAAATTCGTTGTAAAATCATCATTATACCAAGCACCATCTATGTTCAATATAGCTTGTGTTGATAGTCCTTCTGGTCTACTTACATCAAAATTATTTATATGCAATTTAATATAATCAATCATATCAAGTGTTTCTGTTACCGTTTTAGTAAATCCTCTACTATCTTTTACATAACCTGTTATTGTATTATTTTCTAATGTGTTAAATGTATATGTAGAATTATTATGATTTTCATTATTTGCTGATATAGTATAATTTGTTATCGATGAACTATATTTAGCAGTTGGAATTAATGTTACTTGTGGCTTACTCAAATATCTTAAAAATTTAGTATTTGAACCTAATAATGCAGTTACATCGGAATTAGTATCAACTACTGTAACAGTTAAATTAGGTTTGCAATCACTTTCTTTTGCATACAAATAAAAAGTACAACTCTTTGTACCTATTGATGTATTTCCATTAAATGTTTCACAATACATTGTTCCAGAGCCACTTTGAGAATTTTGTATTTGAGAATACAGTTGTGATTTAACTGAATTTGTATTGAATGATATTACATTCTCACTCGTTTTAGTAGCTATTGTATTATTTAAATTACCAAATGTATACCATACTGTACTCTTAAAATTTGATGACTTTTTTGAAATGTTAATAATTGCAGTATCGCCTATATATGGGCTTGAACAGGCTATTTCACTTGCTCTAGCAATTGTTGGAAGAGTTATATATTGGCTTATACTGCCATTTGGATAATAACTACTTAAATTACCATTAAAACTAAATGATATTGTAATTCCTTTTGTACCATCAGAATTATGATAAACTCGTTTTGAATGAGACATTATTTGCTTATATCCATCACTTCTTAAATCGTATGGTACTGTCTCACTTTTACTATCACCATCAATGGTTAAAACGCCATCTCCACCATATCCATTATAAGGATATACACTTGATACATTTCTTTTAACATAACCTGTAGCTGTTATATCACTATAGTTATTCTCTATTGACTGTGAGATTGAATACTCAACCATCATGTTAAATCTTCCATCTGGAGTTCCTATACTACCTTCAAAACTTGCCATCTTACACCTCCAAATCCTCTAAATCTTCAATCAAATTTTTAAGAACAAATATCTTTGTTACTGGCTCGTTATTCTTTGTTGATTTAACAAATTTCAGATATCCTATTTGTGCAGTACCAGTAACAATTAATTTATCTATTCCTGAACCTTTATTATTAAATATTGCATTAAGTTTAGTATAGTTATAAACTTTAATACCTGTATTGTTTAAAAGAGAACTATTAGGATCTAATGAAGAACCTACTGATAAACCTTTAGTGCTAAAATTAAAGGACATATCGGCTAATGTTCCTTCCATTCCAATAACCTTATTATTTAATTCATCAAACACTTCTTGTTGTGTAGTAAATCTTACATTTAACTCATTATTTGAACGTTCAATAGTTGATACAGTACCAGCTACTATTGTTAATTGATTACCTATTTGTGTAGCTAAAGTATCATCAGTATATTTAAGGTTATTAATAAAATCATTTGATGAAAAAGTTTCATTACTTCCCTTAGATATTTGACAAATATAAATTTCTCTATTATTTATCCATAAATCTCCATTATCATAAGGAGGAGTTGGTTGTACTAAAAAAACTCTTCTTTTGCTATCAGCTGTATCACTTGCTGAATTAGCCAAAGCTAGAGCCTGTGTAACATCACTATCAGTTAATTTAACCCAACCATAGACATCATTATCTGAATCATAATAAAAACGGTATGCATATCCTGTAGTCTTATCATAATATAAATCTCCTAAATGAACATTATATTCTGATTGACTCCATGTACTTGCTGGTACATTAAGGAGGGTTGGAACACCACTATAATAATAAGTAGTGATGTTCCCATCTATCTGTTCTTGTAAATTATCTAATGTTCCTACCGTTGCACTTACAAAGTTATCTAATTCAGAACTTATTTTGGTTATACCTTGTTCTGATTGTTTTATTGCCGTCTGCATAGAAGAAAAATTATATTTTCTTTCTAAGTCTTGAGCAGTTCTTACTCCTACACCATCTTGTTTCATTTGTTCACCTACTTATCCAATCCTAATTTTTTTAGGATTTCTTTTTTAGCTTCTGTTGACATATTGGAACTATTAATATATTTAATTATTCTATTATCACCATCTTTATATGACTTATATTGAAGCTTCTTTAAAATATCTTTTCTTGGCTGTGATATATCTAAATTATCAATATAATCAAATATTTCTTCCTGACGTTTTGAAACATCTTTTCCTTTTAATTCGCTTTTTAGATTATTAATATCTTTATTAATTTTCCAATAATCGCTTATAGGTATATCAAGATATTTATAAATGTTTTGTTGATTATCAGTTAATGGTTTTCTATTTTGACTAAAATACTCTCTTGCTTCCTTACTTGCATATTCGCCAAATAATCCAGCTTGTATTTTATTTCCTATTGTATCTTTTACAGGAAATCTCAATCTACCACTTTTAGTGTAGCTTCCTTTTATTTCTTTATTATTATTGAACATTGATAACCCTTTAGTAGTTTTCTTTATTTGACTATATCCAGTAGGTAATAAATAATAAGGTAATGTGCTTAATGTATCATTTTTTACATCTTCTAATGTAACATTTCCACCATAAGAATTCTTTTTTCCTGTTAAATAATCATAAGTTGTCTCAAATGGAACTAAAGCTTCAGATATCGGCATCCTTCCACCTTTGCCGAATAAACTTGCGAATGGAATTGCGTCAACTAATTCAGAATTTGCTTCTTTCATTCTTTGTTCGAAAGATTTATCTTTATCATCATCTCCCCAACCAAGTAGTTTTAATAATATATCAATTGGATCAAATGCTGCTCTACTACCTGTTAGTGCCTCAAAAAATTCATTAAAGAAATATGAATAAGCACACAGTTGTCCTAATTGAAACAACATTGTTGCTCCTGCTTTTAACCCACCATTAATTTTAGAGTTTGCCTCGTAATCCATTATGGAATCATGTACCATAAATTGCCATTGATTATTAGTTTCTAATTGAAATTGTGTTAACAATCCTAATGTTTTAGAATTAAATGCTTCTGCTGTAGCACCTTTGCTTCTATCACCCATTACTCTTGATCCAAAATCATCTGCATATTTTATAGCTTCTGTTTCTGTCATACCCCTTTGTAATCCTTCATAATATTTACTTCTAACTATTTGATTAGATGTAAAATAATCAGAGCCTTTCATAAGAATTTGACCTGCATTTGAAATTTTATTCCAAAGTTTTGGAGATAAAGAATCACTACCAAAACGTGACGTTAAAAAATCACTTTTGTTTATAAATCCATCATTATGAAACATATTTCTTATAGTTGATATTGTTCCTTTTATCATAGCTATTTTATTTGTTTTGGATGCAGCAATTGTTGAAGAAATAAAGTTTGTCATAGCACTTCTTACATTAAATCCTGTCATGTTAGAACCAACTTGTTTCTTTATAGTGTTTAATGCAGTATATCCACGCCTTCCTAATATTCTTTCAGTTCCTCTATCAATTGCACCTTTTTTATTTGCCAAACTATTAGCTTGTTCATCTAACCAAGCAACATATTTAGATAATTTATTGTGTTGGATATCATCTATTCTCTTTAATGCTTCTTTATTAGATAGGTTATCTAAATTTTCAAATCCTTTTGTTTTACCAAAACTATCACGAATTAACCCGCTTAATGCTCTATATCTTTGAATATCTTCTGTGTGGAATATCAAATTAGAAGCTCCCTCCAAATATCCATCAATACCAGTTATAGCATCATAAGTTGTTTTATTGCCATATCTTTTTTGAGCAGAAGCAAACCAATTTTTACCAGGTTTATTGAATTCAGTTAAGCCATTAATATCAGTAGGTAAATCTTCTGCTGACATATCATTTAAATTGAATGGAACACCAGTTTGAGAGAAAATATCTCCTAGTTCTTGAAAGTGTCTCATATAATCTGATCTCTTTGGTATTTCATCATAACCCAGAGCTGTCAATGTTTCATTTATTTGATCAATATATTTATCATATTTATTTCTTATCATTTGAGAGGCTCTTTTGATTTTTTCTTGAGTTTTGACATTAGGAAATTCAGCCATTAACTCTTTGTCACCATATTCAACAGTCTCACCATATTTGTTAACATATTGCTTTTCACCATATTTTTGCACTGCTGCACTCTCTTTACTTCTCGGTTTTATTCCAAGTTGTTTAATATCATCTCTTTCTGAATTAAGCCATCTTGTCCTTTCCGCTTCATTGTGCTTTGTTTTCTCAATCGTAACTTCATTTACCTTCTTGCCTAATTCTTGCCCAAATACTTTTTCATTAACACGAATAGGATCCGTCAATTGAAAATTAAGTGCTTTTATGTCATCACCAACAGATAAATCCTCAGGTGTTAAATTCATTTCGCTTAATAATTGTTCTCGAACTTCTTTTCTTGTTAATTTATAATTTTTACCTTCTATTTTTTGTTGTATTTCTTGTATTTTATTATTTGTCATTAAACCGTTCTTTAATTCATTAAATATTTTTGATGTACAATCATCGATTTCTTTCTCAGACAAATTGTATTTTTGAATATCAACAACACTTTTATCCATAAAATCGGCTATCCCATATAGCATATCCGCTTCTGTACTTATGTTTGGGTCAAAATAGTACGGATAACTATTACTTAACTCATTATATAATGAATCAACACTTATACCATCTTTTGATAGTTTTAACTTTCCAAACATAGATTTTTTAAAATCGTTATAATCTGTAATTTGTGATTTTAAATTATCATTTATTTTTATGTTACGATTTCTAATATATCTTTTAACTGACTTCATTTCTTCGTCAATGCTTTCAATTGGTCTTATTGAAAATTCTCTAACAATATCCTTTATTTCATTGTAAACTTTACCATTTGATATTTCTTCGTATGTTTTATTTTCATATTTTTTTAATTTTTCTTGGAATGATTGTCTTTCTTCTCTACTTAAATCTAAATATTTGTTTGCTATTTTTGTAGCATTACTAATAGACTTAATGCTTGAAGTTTCTATCTTCTCCTCAATAGTATTCTTTTGATATTGTTTTGCTATTGGTGGTTTTACTTTGTTTTGTTTAGTTATTGCATTAGGATTAAGAGGTGCAATCTTTTTATATGTTATTTCATCAAAATATGTTCTTGTTCCTGTTGGTTTATAGTTATTTTCAAGATGTTCTTGCCATGTCGAAGATTTTTGAGAATATCTTATATCATTGTTTTCTGTTGGATTTAAGTTATCTACATTTTTTATTTGATTTGAATTAAAAGGAATATATGCTAAATTTACTGCATCAGGGTCAACATTATCTGGTACTTCTTGAACAACCAATCCATCAAATTCAGGGTGATTTTCTAAAACCCATTCTTTTAAGTCTTCGGCTTCTAACCATTCAAAACCATCATTATCATTAAATTGTCGGACATAATCATTATATGAAGTATATGGGTCAAAATATCCACTATTTCCACCTTTAATAAATTCATTAATATAAATATCCCTAGCAACTGAATTACTTAATTCAAATGGATTTGTTATATTTAAATATACTTGATATGTCTTTTTATTAGAAACCCCTTTATTTTGTTTTAATATGCTTGCATTTTCATCTTGATAATTGTTTGCATAATTTTCATTACTTGAAAAATAACTTCCAGGATTAAATTCGGTAAAATTCCCATTAGGAGTTCCATGATACATTGTTAAAAGATTACCATTTTTATCTCTTACTTTGCTATCTTTAAAATACTCTTGTTGTTCTTTACTTAATGTTCTTCCTTGATTGTCTACAACTTTTGAACTATTACTTTCATTTGATACTTTTGCATATTGTCCTTGTGTAGGGTCTATCCATGCAACATCATCTATTGATACTTTTTTAGAATATACTTTACCATTGCCTGAATAACTTTCAGCTTCCATTTTAGATGGAGATATAAATGTTCCTTGTTCAATAGGATATGAAGAATATACCATTATTTCTCCATTATCAATTGCTTCTAATATATCTTGCCTTGTTAAATCTGGATTAAATTCATCATATCCTTCCCAATCACTATCTTCTAATGTTTCTGATAAAGTTTTTATATCATCAATATTTCTTATCCATGTATGATAATCATCTTCAACAGGATTATTTTTCTTTATTATTTCTAATTGTTTTTCTTTCAAAGAAAAAGAACTATTATCTAGTTCTTCTATTCCATTCTTGTATTTTTGATATGTGTTAAAATTTTTGTTATCGGTGTTAATACCATTATTCATTCCCTTAACACTTGTCATCATATATTTCGAATCATTTTTTAAATTATTAACTGCTGTTTCATTAGTTGCTAATCTGTATGCTTCTCTCCATTTTGTTTCTAAATCTTCTACAAAGTTTCTATATCTACCTTTTGTAGTTAATTTATTAAGCAATCTTTGAATAGAATGATATACTTTCGATATAAAGCCTCTTGATTGTTCCGTATTTTGCATAGATAAACTATTTATAAATTCTTGATTGCCTAATATTTGACCTGATATATCTGCTATTACTTCATCATTAACATTAGTTGTACCATATGTCTTTTGTAAATCTTGTAATGCTGATTTAAATTCAGAATTTTTATTAGCATAATCAAGTATTATTCCTCTAAGTTCTTTAGTTTCAATAGCATGTGTTACTTCATGAGTAAGTAAAAATTCTACTGCTCTATCTGAATTAGGATTAAGTGCTATTTCTACTTCTCCATTCTTATTTATACTTATCTTTCCATCTACTGATTTACCTTCTAAATTTGTAATAGTTCTATCAAATTTTACATTATAATCTTTATCTTGTATTATTTTTTCAATAACATTCATTGCATCAGTTGTTTTTTTAGAATTTAACATTCCTTCTTTTACTGCTGACTGTCTAAATGTATTTATTTTTTGATTATCTGTTTCTTGATATTTTATTACCATTGGTGGATTAACATTAGAATATTTTTCATTCGTATTATTTTGCGTTGTAGGCATGCTAATTTCAATATTGTTATTAATTTGATTATTTATATTATTGTTTGTATTTTGTCGTTCTACAGCTAAATTATTAGGTAAATTTGAGGTGTTTTGAGTTTGATTAATGTTACTTGTATCAAATTCAATGTTGTTATCACTAATTTTTAATCTAGCTTTAGCCTCATCAAAAGACATATTATATTCTTGTGCATAAGCCTTAACAATTTTGTTTATTTTAGCACTATTAACTTTAGCACTTCCACCATTCAATATAGCTGAAGTTATAATAGCTGATATAAAAGAATCCATTGAATCTTGTGATACCATAGCTTTAGACATATCATCTAATATATTGCCTGTTTGATTTTCCATTCCATATGAATAATCTTTATCAAAAAAATGAACTATATCATTTCCACCAGCTGTTAACATATTAGATATGACTTCTTCAAAACCTTCACCTGATATATCTAATGCTTTCATTACTATTTTTCCTGTTGTACTTCCAAAATAGTTTTCTACACCTTTTCCAATCTTTCCAACAAGTTTTTCTCCCCAACCTGCAGATTTTGCACCAGGTATTGCATCAAAAAATTGTTCTGAAATAGTTTCTGCTGTTGCTTGAACAAATGCTGTTTGCATTGCTTCTTTTTCACTAGCACCATTTCTTATAGCTTCTTCCTTTGCTTTACCATAAGTGCTTGTAAAAGTTAATCCACTCGTAGTAGCAACTGCTGCACTTTCGCCATACAAGCCACCTACAGAACCACCTGCTGCCATTAAAGGAATTGCCTGTCCGAGACTTTCTAACATACCTTCTGACTTATTACCTAATACAGACATCTTTCTTAAATCGTTTCCATGTAACATTTCATCAAAAACTTCACTTGTATCATCGTTAACAGTTTGTTCTTTCATTTGTCGACCAAATTCTGCTACGCCATTTGCATATGTATATCTTTTTTGCATTTTATTTATATCAAAATTATATACTCTATTCCAATTTTCATCATATAATATATCATTTTTATCATCATACCAATAATTTTTATTTCCGTATTTATATCCTATATTCCATGTATTATTATGAAATTCTTTAACATCTTTCTTATCCTTGTCTGATGCCATCAATTCTAATCCACTACCCACTAAATTAGTAGCAAAATCACCAGTACCTTCAACAAACTTTCCTACACCTTTAGCTAAACTAATTCCTGCATTTCCGATGGTTCCCAAAGTTGCTTTTGTCACATCTCCAAACTGATAACCATCATCGAATACACTAGAACCTTTAAAAAATGTATTATTATTCTTTTGAGTTTTGTCTTTCTTACCAGTAATATAGCTTATATATTGCTGTTTTTCAATATCACTCAAATTTTGTGTATCAAGATATATTTGATTTTCTATTCCAAATCCTTGTTGATCATATTGTTTAATTTTACCACTATTTATTTTTTCTCGATAATCTTCTGCTTTATTTCTTAAATTACTCATTGAGTTAGTTTGTAGTGATATGTGGCTTAAATCTAAATCTCCTGTTTTTAGCCAATCATTTAATTCTTTATCACTTAATTTATATTCTTTTTGTAATTTTTTAAAAGTTTCTTGTGCATCATCATAATCTTGCGTTGTTATTTTCGTTAAATTATCTTTATAACCTAGCTTCTGGGCTTTCTCTAAATCTTTTCTTTCTGCTTCCTCATTAGTCATAAGATTTTCGATAACATTTCCATTTTTATCTAATCTACCAATTGGCTCATATCCTCTATTTGTTTTTAAATAATATTTGCCTTTTTGTTCATAAATCGGCATATCTTTATACAATTCATAATTGTCATAATAATAATCACCATATTTTTTACCTGTATCGTTGTAAATAAAATCACTTATGTCAACTGGTGTTGTTTTACCTAGTTTATCTTTCCCAGATAAATCAATTTTTTTGTCTAATGAACTTTTGCCTGCTTGTATCATATTCATGTTGTGAATATCATTTTGTATTCCACCACTCAATATATTTTTAGCAATTTGATTATTTATATTATTTTGTGTCATTGTAACTTGTGGAGGAGGAGTTAGAATTTTAGATTTTGGTCTTTCTGATAAAGGTGTTACTGTTATATTATTACTTTTTATTTCCCCTAAATTATAAGATTGTTTTTCTCTTTGATTGTTTACTGGAGGAGCAACATTATATGTTGTATTATTTGTATTAGTATTTTTTATTGGTGATACTGTTATTTTTTTCTTTTTAATATCTCCTAAACTAATTGCCATATTATCACTCCTAATTCATTTTAATATATTGATTTTGAGAACCATCCCATATGTAATAATTCTTACCATATTTCCATACAGTTTGATTATCAATATTTGCTCCAGTTGCCCCAGTTAACTTACCAGCACCATACATTTGAGCAACTGTCTTGCCACTTGATTTCAAATATTTAACATTTCCATTAGAATCTTTTCCTATATTATTTGGTTGGTAGGAAGTACCATAAGAATCTTTTGTACTAAATGTTCCATATTGTGCATCACTATTTATTGGACCTTGATACCAATCTGTATATATATTCCCTTTTTTGTATGTTGTTGATGAACTACTTGAACTTGCACTTGAACTTCCTCCTGAACTTCTACTAGCTAAAGATAAATTATATTGTTTTTGCCATTGTTCATCAGCAATTCTATCTCTTTCTTTCTGATATTCCATTTTAATTCTATCTTGTTCTTTTTGATAAGCCATATTTTCATTGTATTGTCTTATATTTTCTTTTAATTGATTTTCAGTATTCATTTGAGATAATACATTTTGCCACCTATTATAGTAATCTTTATCAATATCTCTTTGCATATTAATTTGAGTTTGTAATAACTCATTTTTATATTGAAAACCTTGTAGAGATAATTCTAATTGACTCTGTAATGCTTTATAAGCTATTTCAGCTAATGCACTATTATTGGCAAGTATTGCTTCTTTAATTGAATTATCATAGTTTAAAACAGCTTTATTATAACTTTCTCTTGCACTTGCAACTCTATTTTGATAAGTGTTATACATACTCACTTGACTGGATTCACTAAAGCCTGTATTTTGCATACCTTGTGCTGCCATTTGTTCAGCATTTGCACCATATTGATTGGATTGTTTTTGCCAATCAACATAAGCTCCAGTTTGTTCTTTTATGTAATCTTTATGTGCTTGGTCTTTTTGTTGATTTATTTGTTCTATTGCAAAATCAGTATTTGCTTGTTGATTTTGTTTTTGAAGTTCTGCATAATTGTTTACTGCATCAATTTGATTTTGATAAAATTGGTCACTTTGATTAACCATATTGTTATATGTATTATTGATATTATTTAATTGTTCTTGTTTTTGATTTTCGACTTGTTTAAATCGTTCATCTTCATAATTTATATCGTAATTTGGCATATTTTACTCCTTTCTAACGTTTAATATATCCACCTACATAAGCTTCTAATGTGTTTGAATATAGTTTAAAAGGTTTACTTGAACCTATTTTTAATTGTATAGATTTCCATTTTTTCTTTTTTATTCTTGCTACTACATAATCTTTAGTAGTTGTATAAGTGTTTATTAATTCAAAAATACTATTATCTGTTCTAACTGATACACTTACTTCCGTACCACTCATATCAATCACACAACCTCTTTTATTAGTTGTTTTCTGATATTGTGGATATTTAAATTCATCTTCTGGTGTAGTCCAATAAGAATTTATCTCTCTTGTATTTTGATTATTTGTAAGTGTATAAATACCATCACTTGTGCCTAAATAAAGTACTCCATCTTTGACTTGTGTGCATGTAATACTTTTAGATAATTCCCAATAAAAAAACTCATATTCAGGATGAGTTTCATTTGTAAACATTTTCCTACTATCTGCTAAATACACTTTATTATCGACTATAATTAATAAATATCCTTCCCATTCTTCAAGTAATAAATTTTTATAATTAGTTTCATTTAGTAATTTAGAGTCTATCATACTTGACCTATGAGCTAATACCTGTTCTGTTGTAATATCTCCATTAATAGCTTCCATCCCTCTATCAGAAAAGAATACTATATCATCATTAAAATTAATTCCTGTTGCAATACAACCAGTAGAAATACTTGAATGAGTACTTGGGTATATTTTCCCATATTGTGAGTCTATTACAGGATTATGATAGAATACAGTAGTATTAGCCTGTGATGGTTCTTTAAATACCCATAAAGCATTATTTCCAGCCACCATACTTTTTACTGGTGATAAATCTAATCCCTCATTATAGTAGTCTAAATCACTGCAATAAGAAGGGTCGTTTAATGATGAGTGCCATACCGTATTAGGATAATCTTGATTTCCACTAAAGAAAATTCTATTATCAAATACTTCTAGTATAGTACATTTTTTTATTCTATCAGCATAACCACTAACTGTCTTTTGAAAAGTTATTTCAACATTTGCTTGACCATCTGTATATGGAGCAACTGGAGCCGTTACAAACGTTACTTTACCATCTTGTATATCCCAAGTATAATCAGTTGTTGGTGTTAATATAGTATCATTTACTTTAACAACTGGAGATACATTATCTATTCCTTTAGCATCTAAATAATAAACTGTACTTTCTCCATCAGCAACAAAGGTATTTGTTCTATATGGGGTTAACATATTTACGTCTTCATAAACACTGCCTCCACCAGCAGGTTTTCGTGCTATTGATGTAGTAGGTATATAAGCATTTACTTCTACACTATTAATATCTGTTCCATCATATTTTAAATAGTTTATTCCATCTTTGATATAGAAAATATTATTGAATATAAATGATTGACTTCTTCTTGGATTCATACCTGAAAATAGTTCTGTTCTTGTATTATTTACTACTTTATATAATTTAGTACCACAATGCACTATCTCCATTTCAGTATTCCCGACTTTATAAAAAAATAGCCCAAATATAGTATTGTCGTATGTTTCAACTTTTTCTATATCAGGGCGTGTTTCTATACATTTACCTAGGTTGTTTTTATAATCTTTCCACATGTTCTTAGAATCTGGACTTCTATTTAATGATACTTCTTTATTTGAAAAATCTACTCCCCTAAAATCAGCATAATTTCTTGTTATTAAAGTTCCTGGTACTTGACTCATTAAATACCCTCTCCAATCTCAATAAATCCCATATTAAATCTAGGGTCTAATTGCTGTTTCATAGCCTCGTATCTCTGTGAATATATATTACCATAGGCATTTGATACATCACTCTTTAAAATATCTCCAGCAACGCCATAAGGCATTATTTCAAGTACTTCATCAGATAATTCAAATTGATAATTTTCATTTGTATTAGATTTAATTCTTTCAGGATATTTATAATAGTAGATATTTACTGTTCCTGTAAAGTCATCAGGGAATATTACTTCCTTACCTATAATATCAAATCCATTATCAGAACCAGTTATTCTATATATCTGATACATATCATCAGTCATAGTAAATGTTCTTGTATCTTCATCTTCTACTTCATATTCCATTTTAGCAGGTATTTTTTTTATACGTGCTAACTCATATTGTATCTGATTAATTACATCATTTATTTTTAAATCTATATCAGGGTCATCTGTATATTTTGTTGCATCTGATGATACTTCTTCAATAAGCTTTAATGTTTTATATTTCATTTCTTTTAAGGTCATATTATACCTCCTTGTCTAAATCTTTAATATTTTCAAGTTCTTTAATAGCATCTCCTATTGTCATGAATTCTTCAACTGGTTTTATATAACCTCTTCCATCTTCTTCAAATATTAAAATATCTCCCTCATTTAATTTTATAGTAGTATGATATTCACTTTCGTAATTATCACCAACTACTTTAGTAATAGATTTCATCATTAAATTTTCTATTTTCTGGTCTACATTGTCATTTTTATATTCTATTTTAGTGTCTTTATCAACTACTATTCCTACATACATATCAATACTTGGTTTATTTATAAATTTTTTCATATTATCTCTCCTAACTAGATCATGTTTGTAGGAGTTGCACCTACATATACTCTTAACATGATAAAAGGGGAATAATCCCCGTAAATTATGCAGCTAATGGTACTTTTACAACTTGAATACGAGCTTCATCAATAACTTTAGCACCGAATGTGTCAAGACCACGAATGATGTCTTTAAATCTCTTTTCAGCACGTAAAGCTTCAACTTCATTAATTTGTCCGGCAAATGCAATAGCTTTTTTACCTCTTATATCACAATATGCATATTTAGTATTTCCAGTTGTATCTTTAGCCATATTATTTGACATAATAACTTCAAATCCATCATACATACCAACAATACCTTTTTTAATATATTCAGGGTTATTAGTTGATAATGTAATTAATTGATTTTTGAAGATATTATAAACATCTGGAGTAATTTCGATAACTCCTTCTTCATCAAAGTTTCTTTCACGTAAAGCAACTATTGCTGAATCAATAGCAGTTTTAACATTTGCTTCAGTTCTTCCTGCTGCAGTTGTTACATTTGCTGCAGTTGTTACTGCTTTAATTAAACTTGCTACATAAGTATCACGTTTAACTGCTAATCCATGTACAGCCTTTTCTTGATATTTTTCTTTTAATCCTGGAACAGATTGAGCTTGATTAACATCGTCAACATAGAATGCAAAATAATTTGCTTGGTCTATTGTTAATAATTGTCCTCTATCGCTCATTTCTTCAATTGTGATATCAGTTGAACTATTGTAAGTTCCGATAGTTGGTTCTCCAACTCCTAAAATTTTAACAGATTGTGCATATTTACAATCTCCCTCGTATTCTCTTAAGCAATTATCTACTAATTTACATTTTAATTCAAGGTCGTCTTGAATCTTTTTACTCCAAATTGATTGAATAAAATTTGTAACTGCCATATCTTATCATTCCTTTCTTTAAAATAGGAACAATGACTACTACCATTTATACATTGATTTTTCAACTGCTTTAAATAGCTCAGGGTTTTTATCAAAATCAGCCTTTGTAAACTTCATAGCTTCATCTCTTGTATAAAATTCCTTTACTCCACTATCTTTTTCTTTGGTATTCTTCATGCTTCCTATTGTTTCAACCTTTGGCTTAGGTTTAAATTTTAAATACATTTCGTATTTATCTTTCATAGATAAACTAGGATTTAGTTTTTTAGAAAATTCTTTAAATTCTTCAGTATCAGAATCTTTTCCAAGACCTAATGCTTTCATTTCTTTTTCATCTTCTAATTTCATTCTTTCCTCTGCTAATCTTTGAAATATTATTTTGTCTCTATTGGACATGTTTTCAACACCAATTTTTGCTAGCTTGTCCACTTCTTCAACTATGTCATCATATCCAGAATCAATAATTTCATCTGCTTCTGCTTTTGCTAAAATTTCGGTATCTCTTTCAGAATATTGATATTTTGGTATTCTTACTCCTTGTTCTTCATAGTAGTTTTCTAATTCGCTAACAGCTTCATCCAAATTATCTTTTTGAAGCCCTGCTTTTAAAACAGTTTCAACTCTACCATATTTTTTTTCATATTCTCTTCTAATTTTTGCTTCTAAACGAGCACTTCTTTTTGCAACCATTTCATTTACTTCATCTCTTGTAAATTTAGGTTCCTCTTGTTCTTGTTCAACTGTTTTTTTCTTTGAATTATCAGTATCTTCTTGAACTTCTTCAACATTTTCTTCTGTAGTTTGTTCTTCTACGTTTTCAGTAACTTCTGTTACAGGTTCTTGCGTTTCATTTAACATAATTTACCTCCTATTTTTTCGCTTGGGTTTGTTTCCCAGAACCACATCTTTTACGGACATAAGGTTTGGTCCTCTATACCTTTTCTTTAATGTCTAAAGTAGTAAAAAGACAATAAAAAAACACTACTCTAGTGCTTGATTATCATTATTCATTTGTTGTTGATTAGCATATTCATTCATTTGACTAGCCTGTGCGTTAGGGTCATCGTTTAAGAATTGATTTACTCTTTGTTGCATTAATTGAGCTTGAGCATTCATCATTGCAATCTTTTGCTGTTCTTCTTCTATTAATCTTATTGCTTCTTCCATTTTTTCTTTTGGCATTACTGACTCATCATCTAATAGTGATACATATATCTTTAATTCAGGTAATTTTTGTGCGTTAAACATACCTGCTTTAAACATATTTTCAATACTAATCTCTTGTGCGTACTTATCTAAAGCACCTCGAGGAGTTATATCAACTTTAACAGATGCTTGTAATTCCTTTAAAGTTTCTTGTGGAATATCCACTAATTGAGTTTGTTCTTCTCCTGTATTAGGGTCTTTTATTGTTTCTTCCAACTTTAAACCATCAGAACTATATACAATCATCATATCTAGCCATATTTTTGCTAAATCTTCTATAAAATTCTTATATGATTCTTTTTGCTCCGTCATTATACTTTGTGAAGCTCTTTGAACTGCTAGTATTGCTCTACCACTTGCACTTTCTGGATCGACTTCTCCTGTTGCAGATTCTCCTGCTCCTGCTAAATCCCTTGACATCTGTATTAAGTCATCTTGTAAAAGTTTAACATCTGGAGACATCTGTGCTGGTGGAAGTGTTGATAATATTTTTTTAACATCTTCAACTTGTGCTCCACCGCGAACTTTAATAATTCCTCCTACTGTTCCAAGTGAATTAGGATTTGCTATCTTTTCTATGTCTGCTATTTTTTGTGGATATGCTTGATATTTAACGGTTAATACTCTTCTTACTTCAGTTCTATTCACTTCTATTTGATTAGGTATTAAATATCTTACTTCTCCCTCACCACGAGCACTACCCTCTTTTTCTTCCCAATTAATATGAGCCACTGGATAATATGTTAAACCACTATCAGTATCTTCTTTTAATACTACCCATTTAGTTGCTTTAGTAAAATGAACGGTACCATCTTTCTTATACATTTTAGTGATTATTGTAACCATGTTATCTAATTCTATTTTAGAGGACTCTCCTGACTCTTCAAAGTTGTCATTGTCTCCTATTATGAATTTTATTTTTTCTTCACTTATACCCTCTTTTCTAGCCATTTCACGAGCTATTGATACAGGTATTCTTTTACGAATTAATATATATGGTTGATTTTGTATTTCATCATCATTTTCATTGCCATAATATACATCATTTTTCTTTATAATTTCATTTAAAGGTAATTGATTTTCTTTATCATAATCAACATAAATAATACCCTCATCATTAATAGCGGAATCCTTTGAAACTCTTCTACCTTTGAAATCCATTTTATCCTTTTCCCATATTTTAGCAGCCTTTTTATTTAACATTTCGCATATCTTTTCTGCTTGTTTTCTAAACTCCTTATTTTCATAATTTTGACTAGAGTAAACAATTGCATATAGGTTATCATGTATTACTGCTACCTTGTATTTGACTATAGGTTTAATAAAATTCTTTTGGACTGGTTCAACATCACCTAGTTTTGCTTTACCCCATTGATTACCATTGTACATACGATAATTTCTGTCTGTATCAGTATATATTCCTGTTAATCTATGATAATTTCTTCCTTTTTCGTAAAGTGTCCATGGTTCTGTTTCTTTTATTTCTTCTATATCCATGTATTATCACCTCCTACATAGGTACATCTTCTTGTCCTGCATCTGTACCATCATATCTTTCAATATTTCTAAGTATTGTTTCTAATTTATTTTTTTCTTTTTCTACTTCATATTTTTCTTCACGCTCTTTTTTTATATTCATAGGATTTAATTTAGAAATATCAGGAGCCTTTATTTCTTCTCCTTTTATTACTTTCTGTCCTATCTTTGCACCCACAAAAAAACATAAGATATTTATTATTCCTATGCTTACTATTAATATAATTGTTTCCATCATTTATCACCCTTTTTAGGTTTAACTGCTTTTATTTTAATTTCTTTTGCTTTGTCGTCTTTTTCATATTCTAAACTTTTTAAATATTCTCTTAATACTACTTTTTTCATATATACCTCCTAAATTATTGTCATAGTTTCTCCATAATCGTATTGAGTTTCATTATTCTTTTCGACATTAAAATGATATTCAGGATTAACTGTTATTTCTTCTATATCGAATACTACTTGACTTCTTATCTCATATGCAATAGCAAGCCCCATCATTTGGTCGTCATGCCCTCCCTCTGGTGCTTCTATTCTTCCTTTTTCATTTCTAATTATCGTTAATAATTCTTCAAGTGTATCTTTATCATTTAATAAATCGACGTGTTCTCTTACTATCTCAATTAAACTTGATAGTATAGTAGGTCTTGTAATAGATGTTGTTTTAAATCCGAAACGTTTTTCAGTTTTACCTGTATATTCATCTATCTTCTCTCTAACATATTGATTATTATATCCTAATCTTGTTAGTTCTCTAATTGGAAAACTATCAAAATTAGCTTCTATTCCTATTAATGCATCATCTCTACCACCATATCTATTAGGTGTTGAATAATATTTGCCTAAACAATACATCTGCTTTGTGTACTGGTCTGCATCAAATTGATGTTTAAGTACTGCCACTTGTTTTCCTGTTTTAGCATCTAACACATGTCCTGTGAAGTAGTCAGAGCCATCACCTGCGGTATCTCCACCAATGCAATATTTAGTTATTTTAGGTGAGTTAGGTATTTCATAGATATTAATATACCCATTCTTATCACTTACCCATCTTATGTTAGTTATCTTAACACCATCATAATCATATCTAAAATAGCCTACTTTTAATGGGGTTTTTAAGTTATCCAATCTTAATATAATTTTTTCTTTATCAAATACAGGAACACCTGACGAAATAAAAGCTTCATGTGGATTCATTGGATATTCTTGTTTAAATTGTTGTATATCTCCACCACAATTGTTAGCAATACACCATCTTCTCCATGTTAATTGTTCTAAACTTAAATTATATGTTTCTTTTAGTTTCAATTCTTCTTGCGTTAAATCAAAACCTGTATACTGCATTTGATACTCTTTTAATTCATGCCAACCAACAAATAAAGGAATAAAATCGCTTATTCCTTTTACAGCATTATCCCACATTTCTTTAAAATACTCGTAGCCGTTTGCAGTTGATTCTATTATAACCATTGTATTAGGCAAGTTTGGAACTGCTTGCATTAGTCCTAGCATTGTTTCCTTTGCATTACCCCAAAAGGCTAACTCTGATATATGCAAATTATTAAATGTATCAGAACGTCCTACTCCATCGGACCCAGCAGTCATACATTTTATTTTACTCTTAAGTCCTGTGCCTTTGTCATTATCAAAAATAATTTCCTTTGCATTACTTGCTTTTTTTTTAGGCTTCATTGAATCAGGTAAATTGTCATATATTCGCTTGCTCATATTAAACAAGTTTGTTGTTGCTTCTTCTTTATGTGCAACTATACCTGTATTAACATTAAACTTAGTTGCTGTTTCTTTAAATAATATTGATTCAGTTAAAGTACTAAATCCCATTTGTCTAGCCTTTAATATTATTATTCTTACAGGTTTATTTTGTCCTTTCTCACGTTTTATAATATCATATAATTTTTGTTGTGGTTCATTTAATTTAAAATCTATTATTCCACCTGCTTTATCTCTTATTTTTACATATTTTTCTATATACTTTTTTGTATTAATATTCACTACTATCAGCTACTTCTTTTATTGCTTCTTCATATGATATATTAGCGTTCATATCAACTTTTTCTACTGGCTTTTCACCTAACGTATCTCTAAGCGCCACTAAATCAGAAGTGCAGTCTTTGGCTCTCTTAATAATCCCTCGTGCTATATCGTGTAAATCTTCATCTGTAAGTTCTTTTCTTATTGCTTCTTCTATTAATTTTCGCTTAATAGTATTCTCATATCTTGCTTCTACAGACTTTTTTTGCATTTCTTTTGCTTCCTCTGATGTAGGTGTTCTTAAATTTTCTAGATTTGCCATTACTATCACCTCTCTCTTCACATTATTTTGCTTTAGGGCAATAATTACAATGATACCTAAAACAATAATATAACTCCTCTTTATTCTTCATAATTATCACCATAATAAAAGAAACTATTTCTAGCTCCTTAATTTCTTATTGGTTGGAAAGACAGGATTTGAACCTGCAACCCCTACATCCCAGGTGTAGTGCCCTACCAAATTGAGCTACTTTCCAATATTATTTTATTGGGGTCGGGCGGATTTACAATCATAACTTAAGCTCTCTTTTACTTTTGTCTTAGGTTTCGTTCCTAGGTAACTACTTTTTTCAGACGCAGATTGACCCAACTATATTAATTTTAATCTTTATTGGTTGCTCCGTTAGGATTCGAACCTAAACATCGTAGAGTCAAAGTCTACTGTGTTACCTTTTCACCACAGAGCAATATTTTATAAGTACTATTGAATAGATATAACTATGTTGACTTTACTCTTCATTGGTTATCGCTACCACCAAATGAAAATACGGTATACAGTAGCAGTTTGTACTGTCAATCTCACCATTATCATTTATATCTACTCAATGCTACCTATAAAGATAGCATGCATATTAAGTATTCATTACCTATATATGCATAAGAGTTTTATGAAAAATGTGTCCATGATGTATATGTCCACATTAACATTATAAGTCAAGTTAACTGTTCAAAACTGTTCAACTTTCAATAAAACGTGATTTTTTATATTTTTTATATATTCTTCTACACGTACTTTCAGAAGCATGTACTTTTCTTGATATAAAATACCATGTAACTTCATCAGGATATCTAGGTATATATTGTTCTTTGTAATAAATAATTTGTTGTTCAACATCTCTATATTTATTTATTCTTTTTAATTCCTTATCTACAAAATCTAATAATAATTGTTTTTCATTTTGTAATGATTCAATAATAGGATCATATTGTTCACATATCAATACATATTGTATATTCTTATCAACTCTTGCACCACCTGTTGTTACATCTGCTTTAATATCTATTCCTTTAGGCTGTGTTTTAATAAATTCTAATTCTTTTTTATTTAGATAATATTCTAATTTATTATCTATTTCATCTACTCTATTATTTGCTTTTTTTATTGATAGTTCTTTGATATCCATTTATTACCTCCTATTTATTCTTCAATAATTATTTTTTCTACAGGCGCTTGGCCACATTTACTTGTTGAATAAAACCCCACTCTACTTCCATATTCTATTTTTACTTTTTTACCTACATTTTCTTTAGCAATAGAAACAGTCTCACTATCTTCAATACAATATTTTTCTTGTGTAGTTTCACTTGTTTTTATATAAATAGATGTTGTTCCAAAGAAATTTTTATCAACACTTGTTATTGTTCCTACAGTACTACCGCTTGCTTTATCTATTACAACAAACGGTAAACATATTGTAAACATTGCTACTATAATCCAAAAACCCCAAAAGCCTAATGC